TCAGCATTGACCAAACGCATACGAGTGGCCATGTTGCCAAAGAAAGGAGCCTTAAGAAGCAGACCTACTCGGGCAGTAGTGAGTTTTTCGATAATTGCTGAATCTGACATTAGTCGCTCTCCTTAATATGTATATATTATAGCACCGCTCGGCACCCTTGTCAACCAATAAAAAGCCCCTAATGTTGTCATACCACAACACTAAGGGCACTCTCCGCCAGTGACTAGATGGCACGGAAAAGGGTGGGCTACGAGCTCTGAGAAACCCGTAGCCCTAGCAATGGACGAGGTCTTAATTCTCCATTGCTGACAAAACATACTTACCAAAACGCTTGTGGAACTCATCAAAGGATTCCATCTTTGTAGCGTCCAACGGCAAGTCGTAATTGCTGAGAGCAGTCTTGGCACCCATCACAACCAACTCAGTTGGGAAATTGTCCATCATGTAGCGGAAGAAGCGATCAGCCATAGCATCCCAGCCTTTGGTCTTCTTCTCAGCACGGTCTTTCAACTCGTAGCACAAGCTCACAGTCAAAGAATACATCGCAGACACTTCCTTGATGCTCAAATCCTTGACCTTACCGTCGAGGATGTCTTCCGCCTTAGGCAATTTGCCTGCGATCTTACGGTGAGCCATAAACTTAACAGCCAAGCCGTCACCAATAGCACCCGATACCAAGTTAGTAAGGGTTTCGTTATCGATGTCGTCGTCGCTGAGCAGATCGCTAACGAAGCACCATGAACGAGGAGTTGCGAAAGCCTTAGATGCTGACTTAGGGTCAAAGTCATACAAGTCCTGCTTGGCGTAGCCTACATAACCCACAACCTCAGGGTGGATCTTGTTGAGCGTAGCCCAGTCTTGCCAGTCTTCAAAGTCTACCTTCATCTCCAAGTGTAGGAAACGATTAGCCAACGGAGCAGGCATACGATAGGTAACACCACGGTCACCTTCACGGTTACCAGCGGCAACCACATCAACACCCTTAGGCAGTTCGTAAGTACCAACACGACGGTTCAGGATCAACTGATAGGCCGCGGCCTGAACAGCTGGAGGAGCAGAGTTCAACTCGTCCAAGAAGATGATAGCAGTAGACTCTGGGTCTGTAGGAAGCTCTGAAGGGGGAGCCCAAACCATCTTGCCTTGATCGGAGTTGTAATAAGGAATACCCTTGATATCGGTGGGTTCCCACAATGCTAGGCGAACGTCAATGACTTCGCGGCTAAGTTCGTCACCGATCTGCTTAACGAGATCAGACTTACCAATGCCTGGAGGGCCCCACAGGAATACCGGGCGGCGAACTGCCAGTGACTTACGGATAGACTTGGTCGCACTCTTTGGACCAATTTGACGGACGGAAACGTCTTGTGCTTTTGCCATTTTAAGACCTCGTTAAAGTTAGAACTACGAACAAAATTGCTTTCTCAGTGTTTAAATTATAGCACCGGACCCAACTACTGTCAACCGCTGATCTTTACATAGTTGAGCTGTGTTGTTTTATCGCCACGGACAGCTTTGATCTTGCCCTTGATTCTCAGCTCCCCTGTTAGCTCCTTAGAGAACCAGAAGTCCACAAAGCTCTCGCCCATACGGGCTGTGATCTTGTGTTTATTGTAGTCAGGGTTGAAGCGAGAGCTGATCACAGTGATATCCCCCACAACAGCAGCACCCACGGCACCGGTCAGTTGCTCAGAAGCATAGATATCCCGCTTGAGCTCTGTGCGTTGTTGATCGCGTGAGGCTACAGATGGCAAGCAGCTGACCACAGCGAAATCATACATATCGCGGCCCGTAAACGAATCCTTGACTGCGATCTTGTAGGCAGTCTGCTGGAACTCGTTGAGCTTACCAGCGATCATCAACAGCGTATAGGATTTGAAATGATCCCGGGCTTGGCGGCCCGCAGCGTAGTCGGCTTCGGTGATCTGGGCGAAGTTGCCCTCGCGAAGCCATTGCTTGACCATCAGCTTGTTGGCCTGGGTCACAGGGTTCTTCTGATCTACGTCAAAATCATACACGGGCTCTTTGAAGTAGCCCCCGTTGATGCGTTGAGCAGCTGCAGCACATCCCCAGACTTGATCAGCAGTAAATTCCATTGTTCGCTCCGTTTCCTTACTATGTGCATATTTTAGCAGATTGGACCCAGCCTGTCAACCTGTTTTGGGAGTGCCGGCCAAAGAAAAAGGGTGTTGCGTTTCCACAACACCCTCCAAAGATTACCCGGGAGCGAATCGGTTGGTCTTTGAAACCCTAATTAAAGAGTGATACCAAGCGATTTAGCTTTGTAGCCAAGAGCAACGATCTCACGGCTAGCATTGCCCATCACATACTCAGTGACCTTCACACCGTTACCAGCTGTACGGTTCTTGGTGAATACAGCGTAACCGTTTTGACGGATACGGCTTACTTCAGCACCAATGTTCTTGATACCGAAACGCTTTTCTGCTTGGCTAGCAGTAATAACGTCACCACCTTGTAGTGCTTGTTGAAGTTTGAAAGTCTTTGTTTCTTTAGAGTATTGATATTTCATCTGTGTGTTTTCCTTTAATTTAAATTAAAGCTGATATCCTATCAGCGTATAAACATTATACAATGATCCAAAACATAAGTCAACAACGAATCTTACCGTTTGTACTTGATGTTAGGACCAACTGCCGCACCCAAAATAAGAGCGGCTAACCATGTCCAACCCGTGTAAGGAATAGCCAACGCGGGGAACAGGGTATTCAATGCCCAGATCACCAGCAGTGGCCCAGCCACTACTAGGATTACGATCAGGGCAGCGAATGCGATAATAGTCAGTAGGCTTTTCATTCTAGAGACTCCAATTCATCTATTTCTTGCTGTCGTTTAAGTTGTTCGAGCTCAGCGTCAATGGCCTTTTCCTTCTTCTTGCCACTAGGGGCACTGCCTCGTTGATAGATCACGTAGTAGTGCTCATGACAATAGCTCTTACCCTCTATGGTCTTGGCACCACAGTAGGTCACAGGCCCCTTTCGGGGGTCCTGTTCCTTACCAATATACTGGCACTCCATATTAATAAGCTCCCTTCATAACAGTTACACGAGCCATGTTCTGCCAGTTAGTAGGGAAGCTCTTACGCAGATCCGCTACCTTCAAAACAGTACGCAGACTCAATTCACGCATGGTAGCACGATTGGCTTCGATGAAGTCCACAACCTCGTCGCGAGCTACATCTTCCATTTCGTAACTATCCAACATGCCGTCTTTGACGATCTGCTTGATACGCAGGACCTTCTCGCGATCAGTGTCCATACGCAGATCGATATAGTGACAGCGTGATTCCAAAGCCGCCAAGTGCTCTTGAAGCTTCTTGCTTCGCACATTCTCAAACTTCAAGTTAGTGATAAAGATAGCACCACCCTTGAACTCAAACTTGTCTGGGATGCCCTCAGAGCGTAGCAAACGGCTGTCAGTGTTCCAGCTGATAGTACGCTTCTTGGAACTGTCCAGAGCTGCCTTCAAAATATTAAGAGCAATGTCGTCCAAAAGGATGCTGTCACAGTCGTCGAACACAAGGATGTTCTTAGCGTCTGAGAACTCGTAGAGCTTCTTGTACAAGCCAATGGCACTCATAGCACCTTTGACGATCTCATAGCGTGGCTTACGCTCGCCCAGGGTATTGAACAGATCGTCCTTGCTTAGTACTTCTTCAACACCAAAGCTCTTACCCACACCTGGAGGGCCTGTGACAATCATAGCACGGACATCGCCGCCTTTGACTGCTTTGGTCATGTCCTTGAGGATCTCAAAACGCAGACGAGTACGCTCAATGATCTCGGCATCGGTCTCGTGTGCTACAGCTTGATCTGGCACTTTGATCTGGGTCATATCAGTGACCACAGCATCGCCTGCTTTGGCTGGCTTCTTCAGTGCTTGGAGCATGGTTACACCTTGTGGAATGGGTTTAGCAGAGCCCGCAACATTGTAGGCACCCTGCGAACATTTGATACGGATGTTGCGATCCGGAAAGCCAGGATTACCCCCGCCCTCTACTGTGACATATCCTTCGCCACTTTTGGCTACTTTGTAGTCTTCTACTAGTTTAAAAGTCATACCTGCAACATTAGTGGGCTGGCCCTTGATGTTGTAATAGCCCTCGGTGAAAGTAATATACATTTCCGCTCCTGTTTGTGTTAACATACCGCTAGTATAGCAAATCCTGGCCACCCTGTCAACTGTTATTTTGGATGACCCTATAACCTGTAGGGTTATGATTCGTCTGCGATCAGCTGCTCTATGGCCAGCTGGGCCAGGGCCTCTTCCAACGGAACCAATTTGCCTTTAGCCAGCCCGGGCGTGTCATAGACCGCACCCGCATACCAAACACCCTCTTTCATCACGTAGTAGTACTCGGCACAGCAGCCATGAACCTGATCGAGGAACTCGTCAAAGGTGTGTGCTACCTGCCAAGGAGTGCTGTTAATGAACTCTTTGACATCCTCGCTCTCTGTCTGACGATCTTCGTAGAAGCTGATTTCGTCTAGGGTGGGCTTGACCCCACTGTTGTCTCCACGTGCTACTAGGGCATTGGCTAGGGTGCTGTCATAGTGCTTGTTAAGGATCTCGCCTGTGTAGCTGAGATAGCCATCGTAGTGGCAGTAGACTGATTTACATACGGTGCCGTGCATGACACCCACTAGTGATCGTGTTCCCATAGTTCGCTCCGTGTTGTTAACTTAGCCTACAGTATAACAGGGCCCGAAGGCCCTGTCAACCAATTTAAATACCCTGGAACACGTCAAGGGCTTTCTGTGCGTCAGTGTCCAGCATGCAGCGATCCATAGCCCGTTGCTTGTCTGCTTCCACACGCTTGCGGTATTCCGCCAGCTCTGCGACCTTTGCTTCCATAGCAGGCCACACTACATCGCTAGGGTTCAAGTAGGGACCAGTGTAATCCCGCTTTTCTTCTTTAAGGGTAATCTCGCCGCTAGCGATGCCCTCAAACACCATGCCCCATGTAGGCTGTTCTGGACGGCCAGTAGGGCCAAACAGTTCTTGTGCTTTAGATTGGATCTTTTCCGCGGCGATCTCGTTAAGACGGCGGACAAAATACTCGCGTTGTGCTTGTTCCATGCTTCGCTCCTAGTTGTTATAGCAGGGCTCATTCCCTTACTATGTGCATATTATACAGTTTTAGGACCCAGTTGTCAACCTCAGTTGCCGTGGCTGATCTGCCACAGGCTCAAAGCTCTCAATGAACACATGATGCCCGTCGCCCGATCTACGGATAGCATGATCCGCAGCTTGAAAGAGGTCAGCCCACGTGGGCCCATTGATGGTCTCATAGACTGCTGCTTCGCCCCAATGGTCGCGATAGCAGATCTCACGTGCTGCTGTGTAGGGATGCGACTTACGGAGATCTGACACTGAGTAGATGCTCCAGATGCTGCGGAGCCCTAGCTCTGTTCTCAGTTGCTCGTAGTGTTCGCTCTTGCGTTCAAACGCTGCTGAGTCCTGATCGTAGGCATCCCTGAGACCCAGCTCAAATCCTCTGATCGCTGCTGTGATCTGATCTAAGACACGATCATTGACCACCCCACAGAGCTGCTGCTGTACTGAACGCAGCTCGCAGAGGGTGTTGTGCACAGTCTTGAAGTCTTCGCCTTTGAGTACCACTGATTCCATATTACATGCTCCAATAGAGTTCTGAACTAGGGTCGCAACTACGGGGAGTGTTAACAGAGATCTCCACGTCTTTGCCCGTCATGAGGTTCTTTACAGTCTTCTTACGTTCAATCATCAGATGATAGTACTGTGAGTCCGCAGCGGCCATCCAAAACAGGGGATCATCTTCGTGGGCATTGCTGCCCGGCACGTAGGGAAACGCCCTTGCATACTTCTTATGTGCACGGGTGATCGCGGCCTGTGCTGCTGGGTGTGTCTTATAGCTTTTCACGATCGCTGTAGATCTCTTGTCGTATACGTACCACATCATGCACCTCTCTTGTCTGTGTTGTAGAATGGATTGAGTTCACGGATTAATTCACGCTCGCGAGCATGTGCCGCTGACTTGCCGCGGACGATCTCTAAGACGCGAACATCTATCTCGTCTTTTGACTCGTAGCCCCGTAACAGTGTGCACAGGGCCCACTGCCGGGTTTCTGTTTTGGCCCTATAGTAGTGTTTGGCTACTCGGGCACGTATGCTCTTCAGCACTGTGGTTTCCGTCTTAGCTGTGACACCAATGTATGAGCCCTGGGGGCCTACAATCATGTATATAACGTGATTGCGATCTGAACGTTTCTTTTTCATCATATGCATAGTATACGATCACAGTGCCAATCTGTCAACCAAACGAAAAGCCCTTAGGCCTGTAGGGTTATTTCGTCTATGCTGTATACAAAATCGTTGTCGTCTGCTGCGTCCTGCTGCTGTAGATCTGAGACATAGGTGTCTGCGAGCTGTCTTTTACTAAAGGCTGCGATGTTATAAAACGCCGCCTCGTCGTCTCCAAACCCTTGTGCTTGTACTACAAAAACTGTGTGCATCATCGCTCCTTCTAATTACAATACACGTAGTATAGCAGTCTCTAGCCAATCCGTCAACCAAACGATCTATACCCGAGTCTCTAGCAGGGTCTTTGGTTATCCACAGCTTATCCACAGTTAGCGAAATATCCACAGGCTCAAAGCCCACAAGACCACTGCTGCTGCGATCACGACCCCAAGCTGCTGAATAGGCCAAAGCTCAGCCCACCAACGTTTAACATTGTCGAATGGGTCCATGGGGTTTGGTGATCTCATCATAGTTGCTGCTGTGCTGCTGTTGTGGCCACGCATAAGGGATTCGAACCCCTGACCCACAGCTTAGAAGGCTGTTGC